TGGTAACAGCACAGCCAACTCTACATATAACATTGGCACAGGTGCTACACTAATTGGTCAAACAAAGAACATCAACATTGGCACTGCCGCAGTCGCCAGCACAAACACAATCATAACCATTGGTACCGCCCTAGGTACAGGTAATGTCACGTTCCCGGCTAACACCACAGTCGTAGTATCAAACACTGGTGGATCGGCCCTCAGTGCTGCTGGTAATATCACAGGTGGCAACTTGATCACTGCTGGTTTAATCTCAGCATCGGGCAACGTGAACGTGTTGGCCAACGTAAACATTGGTAATGCCAATTCAGTATCCTGGGCCAACGCCTCGGGTGTAAGAGCGTACACCTATTATAACAATACTGCCAGTAGTTTAGACACGGTGTTCTTGTAAAATGCCAATTGCCACTCGCCTTGCTAATACTGGTAGTTTACTAGTCAACAACGGTGGTGACGAAGTCAGCATGGTTGCAGGATCAATTTCTTTCAATGGAACCAGTCAGTATTTAATTACACCCGTAAATACAGGATTCGACATGGGCACCGGAGATTTCACCATTGAATGTTTTGTAATTAATCTTGGGTATTCTGGTTCTCAGTATGGCCGAGGTCTTTTTGCAATATATCCTGGAGCAAGTTATAATCAAAGATTTACGGTTAGGATGAATTTGGGTTCTAACGTAATGAATATGTACGCTTATAACGGAACGACAGCTTATTTGGGCAACAGTGGTACCAATGGAACAGCACTTCTTAGTGACAGCACTAAGTGGTATCACATTGCTGTGGTTAGACAATCTGGTGTGTTTAGATTATATGTTAATGGCGTACAAGACATTATAGTTAGTAATCAAACATCCGAATCATTACCAACATCTTGTGTTATTGAAGTTGGCCGCAATCAAGACGGAACAGTTCCATATTGGAATGGTCTTATTTCGAACTTTAGAGTAGTTAAAGGTACCGCAGTATACACCGGTCCATTTACTCCACCACAGGCAATACTGCCGGCAATTACTAATACACAGTTGTTGTTGAATGTAATAAACTCTACTAACTTTATTACAGATTCAAGCCCAAATGCACTTACCTTAACCAACAACGGTACCGCCTCATTCACTGCCAGTTCACCTTTTGGCATTAACACCACAGGCTCAATTTCTTTCAGTAATAAGTATTTGACTTTACCTAGCAATCAAATTCAGTTTAGTATGGCCACTGGTGATTGGACTTTTGAATGTTGGGTCAATATAACCAGTTTGGCAGCAACAAGAACAATATACGACACAATTAATGGCGGAGATGGCACCGGTACCGGAAGATTTGCCATGCAAATATCTACAGGTGGGGTTATTCAATTATTCACCGGCGCCGGGTCAATTTTTACCAGCGGCGGCACATTGGTTGTGAGCACATGGTATCATATTGCATATGTAAAAATTTCAAACAGTGGTAAATTGTATTTGAATGGTACCCAAGTTAACACCACCTACACCGATAATAACACCTATGTGGTAGGCACAACAAGTAGACCAGTTATTGGTATAAATGGATACGATCTTTCTAGTAATCCAATGATTGGATTTATCTCCAACTTACGAGTGGTAAAAGGCACAGGAGTATATACCGCTGCATTTACTCCGGCAGGACCTTTGTATCCAATAACAAACACCAGTTTCTTGTTGAATGTGACCAGCAGTGCAAGTCTTGTGCTAGATAGTAGTTTGAACAATTTCACAGTGACAAATAGTGGCGCCACGTTTGCTGCTAGTCGTCCATCAACTGGATTTCTTCTTCCTCAACAAAGAGTCACATCAAGTGGAACAATGGAGGTGACAGATCAAATTGATGAAGTGACCCTTGCAACAGGTTCACTTTTTTTCAATGGTACCAGTCAGTATTTGAGTGTACCAAACATTAATTTTAGCACAAATCCATATACAATCGAAGGTTGGTTTTATATAGCGGCAGCTAGTGTCCCCTCAAACATAAATTTTTGGGGAACAGATAATGGATCAGGTGTTCAACCAAAAATGATATTAGTTGCAGATAGTACGCAATTTCAGTTATTATGCAATAATGGTAGTAGTGCAGATATAATAGTTAATCACGGTGGGCTTGCTGTAAACACATGGCATCATATTGCTGTAGTTAAAGAAGGAACATCCGCAAATCAACAGAAAATTTATCTGAATGGTGTTGCATTGAATAGTACATCTACTGCTTGGGGTAGTTTATCTTCAATTACTGCAACATTTAATATTGGTTATATTGGTGAAGCATTTGGATCAGTGTTTCAAGGATATATTAGTAATTTTAGAATTGTTAATGGTACCGCATTATACACCGCAGCATTTACTCCACCACAGTCAATACTACCTGCTGTTGCAAATACATCGTTGTTGTTAAACATGGCAACCAGTACCAACAGTACAACTGACAGTAGTAGCAATACGTTTACAGTAACCAACAACGGTTCAGTTCAATGGTCAGGCTCCAGTCCGTACAATCAAACCAACACAGTGCCGGCTGCAACAACAACACCGGGTAGTGTGCTGTTCAATGGAACTACACAGTATTTTAGTTTGACACCAACTTTTAGTTTAGCAACAGCAACTACGCCATTTACTATGGAAGCATGGGTATATTTTACAGCATTCACTGGAATTGTAATTGCATCAACAGCATTTGCCGGTTCCGGTCATATTCCTTTTGTTATGGGAATGGGCAACGGCCAAGCCGCAGCGGGCGCCACTCCGTGGTTTGGGTTTTACAATGGATCGGCTTGGGTCACTGCTGTTCAATCTACCACTTCTCTTGTTGCCAATACTTGGTATCATTTGGCTTATGTGTATACAGGTTCTACAGCCACCATATATGCCAATGGAACCAGCATTGGTACAGCAGCAACAGCAGCGTGGCAAACAACCGGGCAAGCGGGTTTTTATGTGGGTCGTAGATGGGATACTTTTGCTTCAGTATATTATTCTGGGTACATCAGTAATTTTAGATTTGTAAATGGTACTGCTGTTTACACTGCTGCATTCTCTCCACCAATGTCACCATTAACTGCCATTGCAAACACAGTGGTATTATTAAATACAGCCTCTAGTGGCACTTTGACAACTGACAGCAGTAGCAATAACTACACAGTGACTAACAATGGCACAGCTACGTATAGTTCACTGTCTCCATTCACTCCTGGGCCCAATCTCAATGGTGCAGGTAGTGTATTATTTAATGGTACCAGTCAGTATTTGAGCGTGGCAAGCAATGCAGCATTTGCATTGGGTACAGGCAATTTCACCATTGAATGTTGGTTCTATTCTAGTAGTATTGGCAGTACACAAGGAATATATGATACACGTACACCAACAGATACTGCAAATGCAGGATATGATTTATTTCTAATAACTAGTAAACTTAGTTTTGGTACTGCTGGTACTACTTATATTACCGGTGTTACAACTTTATCTTCAAATACATGGTATCATGTAGCAGTCACTAGGTCTAGTACCACTGTAATACAAATGTTTTTAAACGGAGTACAAGAAGGTTCTACATATACCGCAAGTGTTACACAAAATTTTACAAACAACACACCAAGAATTGGCCTCAGCGCAAATGGATACTTCAATGGATACATCACCAACCTTCGTGTTATCAAGGGTACAGCCTTGTATACTTCTACTTTCAATGTACCAACAAAACCATTGACTACTATTGGTGGTACATCATTGCTGATGAATACATCTGCAGGTGGTAGAATATTTGATGTCAGTTCAAATGGCTTTGCAATCACCAACAATGCCACAGCAACATACAGCAACACAGTAACTCCGTTGCCCGGTGTACCGTCTTTGAGACAAACCAACGCTGGCACATTGCTGGCCAGTTCAGAGTTTGACGAAGTCAGTTTACCTGCAGGTGCCATTGCTTTCAATGGTACTAGTCAGTATTTGAGTATGGCAAGTAATGCTGCACTCAATTTTAGTACTGGTGATTTTACTGTAGAGGCATGGGTATATCCAACATCACTTTCAACGGATTTTTTTATTATATCCTCGTCTGGGTCAGGAGGATTTTTTGTTGGATATTCCTCAACAACTACATTAGGATGGGGATGGGGTCGTAATGCAGTGGCCTGGGATTATCGTGTTGCAGGAAGTGCAACAGTGGGACAATGGCAACATGTGGCTGTGACCAGAAGTGGCACAAGCATGCGACTGTTTGTTAACGGGGTTCAAGTGGGAACCACACAAACCATAGCAACTGCGTATGATTTATCAACTACTAGTACAACAATTGGCAGTCAGGGGACTACTTATTATCTTAGTGGTTATATATCCAATCTTCGCGTGGTCAAGGGTGTTGCTGTATACACCGTACCATTCACTCCACCACAGACAGTGTTGCCGTCGGTTACTAATACATCGTTGTTGTTGAATGTGATAAACTCCACAGACTTTATTACAGATTCAAGCCCAAATAACTTTACCGTGACCAATACCGGTACTGCTATATGGACTCCTCAAGGACCGTACAATCAAATTCCAGCAGGCGCTATTGCTTTTACTGTAAAAACTCAATTTGTAAGCACGCCGACCACAGCATCTCTTACCACATTCACTGGTGATTTTACATTTGAATGCTGGGTGTATCCAACGGATGTCACACTCACCTCGACCTGGGGCATTTGGGATTCAAGACAATCCGGCGGCACAGCAGATGCAATGCTTTTTACGTTAAATCCTTTAGCATCACCAGTCACAGGGTCATGGAGAATGGCTTATTTCAATGGGTCAGTAGTCAATGGTACCAGCACAGTCTTTGCCAATCAATGGACGCATGTGGCTTGGGTACGTAGTGGTACAACAATGACTTTTTATGTGAATGGTGTTGCAGGTGGAACAGCAACTGTTTCTGGAACACAAACTGCTTCGGCAACAACCAATCCCGTATATCTTGGGTCCAAAGATGGCGCAGTGGGTGGGTATGGAACAGTTGGCTCTATAAGCAATTTTAGAATTGTTAACGGCACAGCAGTTTATACCTCTAACTTTACGGTGCCAACTGTACCATTAACAGCAATCGCCAACACTGCATTACTACTGACTGTTTCAAACAGCTACAATTTTATCAAAGATTCCAGTGCAAATAATTATACAATGACCAACAGCGGTACAACATGGACTGGATCTGGCCCATTTAATCCGTAACAAATATAGATAATAAATACACGTATGGCAAAACTCACGTCAGGCACAAGAATTTACGGCAACGTTATAATAGACACGTTTATTAGCGCCGCGGGTAACATCACAGCCGCCGGTGCCAATGCTGATATTGGAACAACCACAGCCAATGCTACATTCAACATTGGCGCAGGTGTTACTACAGCAGGCAACACAAAAAACATCAACATTGGTACAGCAGGTGCGGCCAGTTCAAACACCATCATAATCATTGGTACTGCACTGGGTACAGGTAATGTCACATTCCCTGCCAATACCAGGGTGGTGATGTCAAATACTAGTAGTACAGCATTAACGGTTAGTGGAGGTATTCGTTCGTCCAATGCCACTGCAGGTGTGGGATATAGCACCGGTGCTGGATTAACAGTGACTCAACTTACCAACAGAGCCACTGGTGTTACTATCAACGCAGTTACAGGTACTATTACATTATTCAGTGTTGCTGGAAATACAACCCCAACTACATTTACAATGACAAACAGTACAGTGGCAGCAACTGATGTTATCATAATGAATCAGAAATCTGGTACCAATATCTATCACTTAACAATATCAAACGTAGTTGCAGGAAGTGCAGGCATAACTGTATGGACTACAGGCGGCGTGACTGCTGAAGCACCAATAATTAATTTTGCAGTAATTAAAGGAGTTACTGCGTAATCTATTAGAGATTAGACAATTCCATAGCAGTTAGTTTTTGTTGCACCGCTTGTAAATTCACTGTGTTCCACAAGCCAGGATGCAATGGTCTAGGCCAGTGTCCGGATGTGATCCAAGCATATCCCCAGTGCTCATAGTTAAGGTCCGGTACAAATTCATAGTCAACTCTGCACCAAAAAGTATGATATTCAAACATACCATCAGGCGAAGTGAATTTTTCAATGGGCACAAGTTTTTGGCACTCAGGCATGCTGCCCAGTTCTTCTGTGCATTCTCTTTCCACAGACTCTAACAAGTTTTCTCCAGGCTCAGCCTTGCCACCAGCCAGCCCCCAAGTGTTGGGATACTTTGAATCGTTTCTCAGTAGATACAGATAACGTTGAGTCCTGGTACAGTAGAACCACACACCCACTGCTTTTATAATATCAAATTCCACGAGCCTCCCGCATACAATCCGTCAATACTTTTCACCCACTCGGCGCTGGTCCACTTGTACTGTATACCAGTGGTAAGATTGGTCACATACTGCACATCAGCTAGATTTTGACTGTCAAACACCACAACCCATCGTGTGCCGTTGTACTCAATGATATCATTGGCATTGGCCAATAAGGGTTGTCCGCTGGTACCTTGCCAGGCCAAGGGGTTTTGCATGTTGTTGGTGTTGCCTGTGCCTTGTGTGAGCAGGTATCTTTGCCCAGTCAGACTTGAATCCAAGCCATCACTAGGTGCTGACGTCTGTGGATTGATAACAGAATCTATGGGGTCCAAGGTATTCTGTGGTGTGGTATCAGGGTCCACGTTAAAAATAATCAATCGATCGTCAGCAGGGTTTATGGATATTGTGCCCACAATTGAACTGTCTGGATCCCAAGGATTGTCTAGCGTGATATAACTGATTCCAGGACGCAACACACCATACGCCTCAATCACAGTGGGCCAGGTGATCTGTACAGTTTCGACCACAGGAAATGTAAACGGCGCCAGACTGGTGTTGGGCTGGCTGATCACAGCATAAGGTTGTAGTATTTGAAGTTGTCCGTCCATCAGCAACACTTGATATCTAAATGGGGTGACTTTGAGTCTAGTGCCCAACAACAAATCATTGTCCAATACTGCATTACTGGCATCACCATTAGAGTCGTAAATTGATGCAATAATACGTTCCACCACACCCAATTTTTTAACTTTGGCCGGAGACGAAATCCAAATTGGAATGTTAAATGTCAGTGTCATGATGTCAATAGGATTTTCTGTACCCATTGGTATCTGACGAGATGACCACTGCACACGTTCCAATTCTACTACACTTAATGAAGTCCAGTCAATGTAGTTGTCGGAGCTTTGTATTTCTAGTGCTGGATTGAACAGTGTGGCAATTTGTTCAAACAACTGCATTTTTTGATTGGTGTTTGATGTCCAGATGTCCAAGTTAATGGTCATCTTGTATGGCACAGGCATCAGTCTTTCGATAGTAAATGCATTGCCTTGTGTGGCT